ATGTTGTAGAAGCAGATAAACCACTATTAGTAGATGGTGTTATACCTTTCAAACCAAATGCTTGATAGCCTGGCTCATAAAACTTACCTGCTACAGAACCTGGAACAATACCATCTGCTGTATTATCAAACACCCTACCGTAACCAAAAAAGTTTTCTACTGCAAATCTTCCAGAAGAATCTGTTTGAATTTTGCTAAATCTATTATAATCGCCATAAGTATTAAAAAAAGGAAATCTGATAGCATCATTAGCACCATGATTAGCTTTAGTTGTGCCATACAACCCTCTTTCTAAAACAAAATGAGCAGGTGTGTAAGCTCCATCTCCATCTGTATCAACAATAGATGTAATTCTACATACTTCATCTTCTATTCTAATTAAATCTCCTACTCTAAACATTTTATATCCAAGACCACCTGAAGCATCATCTATTTGTATTAAATTATCATTGTCATCTGCAAATGCTTCAGTAGTATCTGCAGTACTATCTGAATATAAATTAGAATCTAATGTTAAATAAGTACCACTTGTAGTAGGTTTAGCATTTGCTGCTGAAAGATCAGCTTCATATGACACCCATCTAGCATTAGGTAAGAACATATATTCACCTGCACCTAATAATGCTGATATATATCTAGTTGTTTCTGCACCATCTCCACTTATATCTATAGAGTTTGCATCATCTACATTAGAGTTGTTTTTATAATCTGTTACTTTAAATTGTATTTCTGCACCAACTTCACCATCATTTCTCACAACTATAGATTTAGCATTTCTAATAGACGATTGCCCTATAGTAGTAGATGGACTCAGTAAGGTAATAAAAGCATCACTATTGTCTACTTCTTGCCTTAAATTAAATACTTCATTGTATTGCTCTGCAAAGTTGAAATTGAATGTTTCCCCTCTGCCTGTTGTAATTGTTAAATTTTCTGTTAATTTTGCCATATTTCTCCTATACTAAATGGTATTTAATTATTGCTTGGTAAGCATAATCTGAATTATTGCCATCTGCTTCAAATGTACATATCAATACTTTCCCACCTGATACACTTGCACTATCTATATTCCATGTATTTTTATATACTTGTTCACTACCTGCATTTGTAGTATCATCTGAATGTGCTACTAATGTTCCACTTGTTAAGCAAGATGTTGATCCACTATTAAATGTATAACTCATTAAATGAAATCTTGTTGTATCTCCTGTTGCTGCATCTGCACCTTCTATTGAATATACTGCATCTATTGAAATATCATCAGGAACATACATCATGTATCTTATTAACTCACTTGCTATTTGGTCTTCTGCATCTGCTGTTGTAAATGATGTTGCAGGGTCTGTACCTGTTCCAAAATGATTTAGTTGGTCGCCAACAGATAATGAAGTACCACCCAATCCAAATATCAATGGGTAATGTGTTCCTGCTACATTTGTTGTTGAATTAGCAGCAGTAATTCCAAAATAAGCATATTGAGTATTTACATGATTTCCTAGTGCAGTTACAAAAGGAGTAGATGTATTTACTCTAAATCTATTTGTTCCACCTGATGTATTAACTTCAAGAGCATTTCCATCTGAATCAGCAGGTTGTACTTGCAATAAGTTTTTACCCATTTTCATAGGAACTTTATTGCCTTCTCCATCAGTACATTGTACAGCACTTGATCCAACACCTGTATTGTCATTTATTCTGACTAAACTTGGATACCCACCTGATATTGTTGTGTTTTTTAAACCTGCCATTATTTATTTACCTCATCAATTATTTCATTAATCTTTTTTAATAATTCTTCAAATGGTTCTTTTGGCTCACCTTCACCATTTTCAAATAAATCATCATATTCTAATTTAGTTATTGGCATTATGAATATTCTCCACTTATTGTTCCACTAAAATAAAAATGAGTGCTTGTGCTATGGGTTTCTTTTTTAAGCATAACCCATAATCCATCACCTGCACTAAATGTATTTGAACTACTTATTGTTGCAGTTTGATGAAAAACTTTGTTAGTAGCATCTATGCCACAAGCACCACTTGCTCCTATTTGTGTTAAAGATAATGAACTGCTGCCACTTTCTGATGGACTTCCTTTAAATACATAAAATTGACAATCATCACTACCACCTCTAACAAATACATCTATTTTAGTTAATGTTCCATCAGCAGGAGCAATCCATTCTGCTGCATATATATCAAAATAACTAATGCTTGTTGGGGAGGCATCAGCATTATTCCACATATTGTTATTAGGGTAATATTGAAAGTAATAAGTAGTTGATGAACTGTTAGATGTTTTAAACCCACCCCATGAATGCGACCATCTGCTTGTGCTACCACCTGCATTATCATCTACATACTTTTTAGTTGCTAAATCAAAATCAGATAAAGGTGTAGATTGGTTTGGTGTCTTAATATTACCTGTAACATTTAAATCGCCTGTTACTTTTGCACCATTACCTTCAGTAGATACACTTAATGAGGATATTTCACCAGATTCTGTTTTCAGCATATGTAAATGCTTATCTATTGTTTTATCTGTTTTTAATGAATCACTCATTTTTTAATTTTATCTACCTTTTTAGCCAATTCTAATAATTGGTTCTCATAGTTATCAACTCTCATCTCTAATTCATGTATCTTTAGATCCTTGCTGACTAATAATTGCTTGATCTCTTTAACACCCTCATCTGCTTCATTAGGCTTTTCCATATAATCAACTAATTTGCTAATCTTCTCTATGCCTTTAAATTGCCTTAAAACTAATTCAAGCACTTTAGGTACTACTGCTTTGATGATCATAGCAGGAAGCATCTATTTTATGCCTTTAACTACTGTTAATGTAGTGTCATAAATCGCCTCTAACAGTTCCTTTTCCTGATTTTCCGAAAGAATGGGTAAATTTATTTCTTTATTTAATTTTTTTACTACTTCATCTTTGTTATCAGTTAAGTATTTAATTACATAGTCAATAGCAAAGTTTTTTAGAAAGTTAGTTAGTTTTTTCATTTTTCATTATCCCTTAATATAAGTTTATTTATTATTTCAACTAATGCTTCATACTTGCTCTTTATACCTCTTAACTCTATCTGCATTTTTTTCTGCTGATTTATAAGAGCAATTATTATATTTCTTAAATCTTCATTTATAATCTTTTCTAATAAATGAAACTTATGATGAAGATCCTTTGTTAAATCATCCTGTATATACTTGTTTTGCTTGTAAATAAACCAAGCTAAACCAAGACAAAATGTTACTGGAACTCCAAATTCTTTTAATATCTCTATAGGATTCATTCATTACTCTGTGCTTTGACTACATTAGAAAGCTCTATAGCTCTATTAGGTGTCTGTCTTGCCCACCTACTATCTAGCATCTCTTTAGATGCTTTATCATAATTTTTATCTGCTAAATATTGAATTGTTCTTTTGAACTTTGAGAATCCAGAAACACCCATTTGGTAACACATATTATATACTACATCTTGGATAGCAATAGGTGCTGAATCAACCCAAGAGAATCTGTTTTTAACTCTCTTGATCAATAAATCTAGTTTCCTCTGAAGTATTTCTTCTGCTAAATCAAGATCCAATTCTAGGTCTGCTACCTTAAATCCAAAACCTATTGTATCATGACCTTCTGTGCATTGATATACTTTAGACCTAAATCCCTCATGCTCTTTAATTTGGTCAATTAATGACATTATTTCTGCTTTATATGAAAAATAAAATCCAAATCATCAGCTGCAAAAGTTGGTGTTGTAGATGATGTTAATATTGCCTGAAAATATACAGATGTAGATCCTGGTGCAGCTTGAATCAAAATAGGATCAAAACTTTTGCCCTGTTGCATATTTCTTAATTGAACAATATTAGCAGTATCTAATTGTGCAACCTTACCAACATCTGCATCATGCACTAATGCTCCATTTATACCCAATGCTTCAATATCAGCATCAGCAATATTAGCAGTATCATTAATTGTACCTAGTGCAGTTGTTCCTGAATGAAATATTACATCATAATCATCATTTTGTGCATGATTTTGATTTAAAACAAATGCTGCAACTAATTCTGCACAACCACCATTACCAAGAACTGCATTAGGTATTTCAGTTGCTACAAAAAGAACATCTCCTTGTGCATAAGCATCTGTAGACAATGTAGGTGTTACAGTTATAATTGAATAATTACTTAATAAATTAGCCATCTATTTCTCCTTCTTTTTAGAAGGTTTTTTAACAGCTTTCTTCTCAACTTTTATTGGTTTACCATTAGCATCACATTCTTCAAATCTAGCCATTAAAGAATCTATGTCATGATTAGGTGTAGCTTCAATAACTAACCCATTTGGTTTTTTAAAATATTTTGCCATATTAAACTCCCTGTTTGTGTAGGCAAGGATCAACTAGATTTAGGATTGCGAACATTTCTGCAGAAAAAGAATAGAATGTCAATCCTTGCCTATATTTGATTATCAGTTATTAAGAAACATCAGTTAAGATATAAACACCAAAGGCATCTTTTATCTCTACTTCACCCCAGAAACCACAAGCAATATACTCTGTAGTTCTAAATGAAGCATTTCTTTCAGTTTCTATTCTGAATAAACCATCAACACCAACAGCTAGACCAATAGCACCTTTAGAAAATGCAAATCCAGCAGCATCACCACCTGAATCAACATTCTCATCTATTTGATCAGACCAATAAATGTTAAAACCTGCAAGGCTTCCAACAAAACCAGTAGACATAGCTTCTTCACCTTTAGTACCCATTAAAGACATAGGTTTAGCATTAGATCCTGTAACAGCATCATCATGCAATAAAGATATAACACCTTTAGCACCCCATACTTGTTTTGGAGATAATACTAGGTTGTAAGGCATTGGCGCTCCTGCTGCTCTTAATTGTCGCATTGAACCAAAAATATGAGATAAAGCTAGAGCAGTACCTGCTGAAGATTCAGTTTGTGAAAAACCTTTTCCTAATTCAACTAGATCATCATCTAGTTTAGCAGCAACAGCATTACCTAATACATTACCTACATTACCAGTTAGATCTTCTGCATTACCCATAACAGCTAAATCAGACACATCTGCTCTAATTACATGCTCACTAATAGTAGCAGTTCTAGCATTAGTTGTTACAGATACAACTGTACTTTGATCAGCACCATCAGATACTGCATCAACAGAGCTTGAAGCAATCTTTGTATAATCTGCGAATTGAACATGAGATGATCCAGGAGTTGCTTGTTTAGTAGTAACAAGTGGGAACATAACATTAGCATGGTTAAATGCTATAACAGCATCACCAATAGTTCTACCTAAACCACCTTGTGCAACACCAGTATCTGTTTCTGCACATGGCATATTAGCCATAGCACCATGCAAAGCATAATTTCTTAATTTATTGTTCATCGAATTTACCTCTTAATTTTACCCTCTCGCAACTGCATATGCCTTTGAGTAGGGTTTATTTATTTAATTTTATAAGGTTTTTTCAATGTTCCTTTTCCGAATCCACTAAATGTTCCAATAGAAGAAGTGGTTATGGATTTACCTTGTTGATTCCTAGTAGCTCTTTCTTCTAGTTCATCAACATAAGTATTATAATCCATTTTTTGTCCTTTATATTTAACTTCACAATCTCCATCATCTTTGACATCTACAACCATATCACCTTTAGGATCAAAATCAACTCCCATAATCTTACTATGGTCTTTCTTAATAGCCAATTTTAATCTTTCCAGATGTTTGAGGTGTATTTGCTTTTTGATAACCTGATGGATCTTTAGTCGCCCATTCTTGATAAGAACTATAACCACCAAACTCTCCTAAATTAGCATCTCTGCCTTCAGGTACATTTGGTACATTTGATTTAGAAACATTCAACCTCTTTGATAATTTTTCTATATCACTTAAAGATAAATGACTAAACTGTTCTCTATCATCTTCAGAAAAAGATTCTAATATTTCAGCTTTACGAGTATTTAAGTAATTATCATGAGCTTCTGCTTTTTTATTTAAAGATTCAATAAGTTGATCTTTTTCAGCAATAATTGTTTTAAACTCACCTGCTTCTTCCATTTTTTTCTGTCTAGCAGCAGCTTCGTTCTTTTCAAATTGCTCTAATTTAGCTTGAAGCTCTTGATTCTTACCTCGTAGCTTTTTATTATAATCTACTTCGTTTTCATGTAGGGATTTCCAGTTTGTATCATTTGAATTACTTTGAACTGTCTGTTCATTAGTTTGAGCTGTCTGCTCTCCAGAATCCCCTGTCTGTTCGTTCTGGCTTTTTACTTCATCAGTCATTGTGATTAAACTCCTTTTTGACTTTTTTAGTAACATAAATATACTATTTATAGTATATTACATATATGAAATATATAAACTATTCTATTAAAATACAAAAAAATTTATAATAAATCATGGAATATACACAAAATATTGAAGAATATAAGAATAAATGGTTTAATTTCGTAAAGTATGAGCCACATAGTGGACAAAAGAAATTGCACTTTCCTCCTAATGGTGTATATAATGCAGATAACAATCCTGATGGTACTAGATATACTGTAGTATCTGCTGGTAGAAGGTTTGGTAAAAGTTTTAGTGCAGCTAGAGAAATTGAGATCCAATTATGTATTCCTAATTCTGTATGTTGGATAATAGCACCTAATTATGCTACTTCAGCAAAGATATTTGAATTTGTATATGCAGAGCTTGTATTACAAAAAGGATATAAACCATCTAGGTATTCTGCTAAAGATCAATATTTAGAGTTTGATTGGAATGGTGGAAGGTCTGTATTAGAAGGTAAGTCAGCAGAATTTCCTAACTCAATGATTGGTGAAGGTGTATCTCTTGCAGTATTTGATGAAGCAAGTAAAATCAAGGGATTAAAAAAGATTTGGGAAATGTATGTAAGACCTACTTTATCAGATGGTAAAAGAGGTAAAGGTAGAGCGATATTTATTTCCACACCACAAGGACACAATTATTTTTACAGATTGTTTTTAAAAGGACAAAATGAACCTAATTGGTATTCATTTAATTCTCCATCATGGGATAATAGACATTCATTTCCAGATGGTAAAGAAGATTTAGATCTTATAGAAGCGAAACAATCTCTAACAGATGAAATATTCAGACAAGAGTTTGCAGCAGAGTTTACATCATTACAAGGTAGAGTTTATAATGACTTTTCTAGGAATGAAAATGTGGGTAAATATCCATATAGATATAATCTGCCTACTTTTATATCTATTGACTTTGGATATAGAAGTCCTGCTGTATTATGGTTTCAAACAGAACGAATTAATGATGTGGATCACATATATTTTATAGATGAGATAGTGCATCAAACTAATATTAAAACAACAGAATTAGTGGACATGATTAAGCAAAGACCATATCAAATAGCAAATGTATATGGAGATCCTGCTGGTTATCAAGTTCAGGCTTCAGTAGGTAAAGGTGAAGCAGATATATTTTATCAAAATACTGGGTGGAGAGTATTTGCAGTAAGAGATAAAGCATCAAGAAGTATAGCTTCTGGTGTATCTCATGTAAGAAATTTTATATTATCTTCAGATGGAACTAGAAGATTACATATAGATGAAAAATGTACTGGATTAATAGAAGATATGGAAGGATATGCATACCCTGAGAGTAAAGAGGGTTATGAAATCAAAGAGCTTCCAAAGAAAGATGGATACCATGATCACAGCATGGATGCTTTAAGGTATGCATTAGTTAATCAATTCCCAATCAGACAATATCAAATACAATTCAGGAGCAGATGATGATTTATTCAATGGCAAGAAAAATAATAGATGAATCTATTAAGTTACAAAAGCTAGAACAAGCTAAAGATAGGAGGGCATTAGTTTATAAAATGCTTGATTATTATAATGGTGATAATACTGAACAGTATGTTGCAGACAGATTTAGTGCTTCTTCATTTCAAGAAGTTCCAATAAGTTCAATGAATATTACTAAAAGATTTGTAGATAAAATGTCCAGAGTATATACTCTTGGTGCTAATAGAACACTACAAAGCAAACAAGATGTTTATGATGATTTAACTATAATGAAAGACTTTAAATTAAAACATTTTGAAAAGATGACTAAACTATTAGGTACTATTGCTGTGCATATAGGAATGGATGAAGATTCAACTGGTAATAAGTTCTTTAAATATACACCAAAGTATGCTTTTGATGTTATACTTGATGAATTAGATCCATTCAAACCAGTAGCTATTAAATATCCAATCATTTTAAATACTGATGATGCATCTGTGGGGAATGAAGTGTTACAGTATGCTTATTATGATGATCAAGGGTATATAATATATGATGATACTGGTAAGGAACTAAAGGCAGAAACTCATGATTTAGGTGTTCTGCCTTTTGTATTCATGCATAAAGACCATCAACAGTTAGAATTTACTGTTCCTGGAGCTATTGATATAATTAATGCTAATGAACAACTTAATATATTGTTTACAGAAATGAATCTTGGTATGAGATTCCAAATGTTTGGTCAATATACTGTTACAGGTATGTATGCTGATGAAAACATTCAAAGAGCTGGTTCTGATGAGATTATAATACTTCCAGAGGGTGCTAATATGAATATATTATCTCCTACTGTTAATATTGATGATGCTATAGCACTAGCAAAAACTATGTTAGAGGTTACTGCTTCTAATAATCACTTAACTGTTTCATTTATAGATCCACAAAAAGATAGACCTCAATCTGGAACTGCTCTCCAAATAAGGAATGTTGAATATAATGAAAAATACCAAGATGATCTTGGATTGTGGACAGGTAGTGAAATGGAATTGTATGAATTAGAAAAGAAAGTAGCTGCTTCTAATGGTATTGGTCTACCAAATACTATAGGTGTGGACTTTAATGAACCACAAACAATTATGACTACTCCAGAAGAAATAGCTATGAATACTTGGATGTTAGATAATAATATGACTACTAAAGCAAAGTTATTGAAAAAATACAATGATGACTTAACTTTAGAACAAGCTCAAAATGAAATTAACGAAAATGAAAGAGTGAATGGCACAAGAGAAGAACAAAGTGGATCAATCTTTAGTAGAGTTCGTAACAGAACTCAAACAACTGAATGATATTGAAGTAGAGATTCCTAAAGGTAAAATTAAATCAATTATTGATAACCCTAGTCAATATGCAAAGGACTTTATAGAAGTTACTTTTGCAAAACATATCCCTAATTATATTAAAGGATATAAACTAGGCAAAGGGTTTGGAAAGAAATTAAATGATTCAGGTAAAGTACAAGAAAAACTTTAATATAGAGAAAATGCTAAAAGCAGTTCGTATATCTAGCTCTATTTTGCTAAATGATATAGCTGAACCTGTAAAAGAAGGGTGGGATAAGGACATTAAAGAAGGATCTCATAAAGGAATTAATGATTCTACTCGTAAACTGCATGGAGATCATAGACCACTTAATCTTACTGGTAAACTAGCTAAATCTAATAAAATACTAAAAGCAACTCCTAAAAAACTAAAAGCAGTTGTTAAAAATGTTGCTAAAAGTTCTGTTAATTACAAAATTAAAAAACCTAATGGTAAGGTTTATAGAGGTAAAAGAAAGTCAGCACCTGTATTTTATGGTTATTATCAAAATAAAGGCTTAAAACAAACTGCATCTAATTCTCTAGTACCTAATAAAAGAGTTCAACCAAGAAACTTTGTAGATAAAACATTAGATAATTTAGAAAAACATCCTAAATACAAGAAAGCACAAGAGAGATTTAAAGATAATTTAGAAAAATCAATGAGGATAGCATCTAAGTAATGGCTGTTCAAGATTATAGCGAAATCTTCGGAGATGACTTTCAAGACACATTAGATGCACTTGAAGAACAATTCCCTGATGAAATAGATACAATAATTGACGAAATAGTCATGTTAATGCTGTTTGATTCAGAACAATTTGCACTTAATATTGATAAATATGTTACTCAACTACGAGCTAATGGTATAGAAGATGCTACTATAGAAGAACGATTAACTAAAGATATGGAAGAAGGTGGTAAGATATTCGGATTTTTAAGAAACTCTATTAAGGCTGCTGTAGTATTAGGTATTGCTCAATCTGCTAGATTTGGACAATATGAAGAATTTGACATGAATCAAGAATTTACTTGGGTAACAGTATCTGGACATAGAATATGCTCAGATTGTGAAGAAAGAGCAGGAACTGTATTACCATTTTCAGACTGGGAAGCAATAGGGCTACCAGGAAGTGGATGGAGTTTGTGTGGAAGTTATTGTTACTGTATCTTAGATCCAACAGGTAATGTTACTAATACTATACAACTACCTAAAAACTCACCTATAAGAGAAAAATCAAGCAATAGCTAAAGGAGTGTAGTACACACAATCTTTTTGTAAATCTAATAAATCAATTATTAGTTGCTCAATATCAAAAATAATAGTAGAAGTATCAAAACCAATACATCCATATAAAAACTCATAATCTTCAATGTACATGATCATTACTTGTATTGTAAATCTATTTTCCTTGAAGGGATTCTCGTTCTCGTCTTTGTAACTCATCTAACCATTCTTTCCTTGCTTGAGGAGTAGGCTTTCCAGGAGGTAAAGGCTTTAAATTAACTTTATTCGCTCTATACCTTAATCTTTTCCTCTCATTAGCACTTTTCTTTTTCTTAACATCAGTATACTTCTGCTTTAACTGTCTATTTTCTTGAATAACTTTAGCTCTAGGTTTATCATTAATAGGATCTCGTTCAGGTAATGGAGGTAACATATCTTGGTCTTTAACTTCAAAACTCGCTCCAATATCAATAGCTACATCTTGTACTATCTCTGCTTCTTCAGTATCTACTGCTTTTAAATGTTGCATAAAAGGAGATTCAACCTTTAACACCAATGTATCTTGTAACTTACCAAAGTGTTTAAGTATCAATTCAGCAGCTCTAGTATTACCTCGTTTAGCTTCTTCAATTTGAGCCATTAATACTTCAGGCAAATGTATTCCAGCTACTTCCATGAACCTATCATAGATCATATCAATAACTGCAATATCAGAGCGATAATTATTAATGGTAGCAAGACTAACACCTAATTCCTTTGCTAGCTTAGAACTAGTAATATTCGGATTCAAAGCAATAAGCTCTGCACATAGCTTTTTTCTATCTAATGTTGAATTTGATTTGGTAACATTATTTTTCATAATTTTAATTTAGGCACATTAGGGTAACATTAAAAACAAAAAAAATACTTGTGGCTCTCTGCGAATGTATTAATCCAAATCCCCCCATTGGCCTTTTTGCATTGTGTCGCATTGGTTAACATAATATATATTATCAGAAATTGGCTCTCCTCGATAACCTATTTTAAATGTGTTTAAACTTGTATTATTTAAGGTTATTAATGTTATATGCTTAAATATTTAAGGTTGCATATTTTTTTAAATGTGATGTTATTTTTTAGTGGTAAGGTGTCTAAAATACCGATAAACAAGCATATTTATACAATTCCTTACAATGCATTACAATGCTTTAAAATTGATTAAATAAAGCATTTAACAAGCTATTATTATTAATTGGTTAATTACATTGGTTAAAGTATTTAAAGTGCTTTAAATGGTATTATATAAGCTTTAAACATATAGTATTAAATACTAACATATGCTTAATTAGGCTTTAAATAGTGTTATATGATTAGATTAGTATTATTAGGTGTGATATGTTACTACAAATAAAAAAGCCTTGTAAACTTAATTACAAGGCTTTATTATTGATTTACTAGGTGTTACTATTATTCAGTATCAAACAGACTGATAAGAAAATATAAGAATGCTAACTTACAACTAAAGAATATTATAAGCATAATAACAGCATAACCAGTTATTATTATGTCTTGATTAGTCATTTTTATTACCTCCTTCAAAGTAATCTATATTAAACAAGCTCCATATATAAGCAACTGGAATACAACACCAAAACCACATTAAAAAGTATCTTAAAAAGTTCCGTACTAGTT